CCTTCTAACCTTTCAGCGGTAGAAAAAATTGTTCCGATAAATAATCAAGCTGTTTCAAAAATAATTATTAGTTGGCAACCAATAACAGGTGTTGTTGAATATCAAGTAAATTATCGTTTCAATAATGGAAATTTTGTTTCAACAAAAGTTTCAAGTCCTGATTTTGAAATCATTAATAGTCAGCTTGGAACTTATGAAATACAAGTTTTCAGCTACAACATAAACGCGCAACTTTCTGCAACTTCAAACAATTTAACTTTTAATGCTGTTGGTAAAACTGCAAGACCGCAAGATGTCACAAATTTAGTTGTTGAACCTGTTTCAGACCAGTTTGTAAGGCTACGTTTTGACAAAGCAACAGATATTGACGTAACCCACGGTGGAAACGTGATAGTCAGACATTCTAATCTGACAGATGGTTCCGGCACGTTTACAAATTCAGTTGACCTTTTGCCCGCTTTACCGGGAAGCATTGCAGAAACTCTTGTTCCCGCTTTGACTGGCGAATATATTCTTAAGTTTCGTGATGATGGCGGGAGATTAAGCGAAGGAGAAACATCTGTAATTGTCACAACGCCTGACCCATTGCCAAAACTTACAGTTTTTACTGATAGAGAAGATACAGATTCGCCGCCTTTTGCAGGCACAAAAGTAAATGCCTTTTTTAGTGATGACGTAAATGGCCTTGTTTTAGACTCAACAGTTTTATTTGATACTGTTGCAGATGTTGACCAACTTTCAGATTTTGACTTTTCAGGGGATGTTGCTTCTTCTGGTTCATATGAATTTGCAAATAAATTAGACTTAGGAACTAAGCAACCGTTGATTCTTAAATGTCATTTTGTAACACAAGGTTTTTATCCCAATGATTTGTTTGACAGTAGAACAGGTAATATTGATACATGGACTGACTTAGATTCCGCGACAGCATTTGATGTCAACGCAAAATTACTTGTCAGCCAAACAGACAGCGACCCAAATGTTTCAACTTCTGGAACTTATACAATCAACGATGGTTCGGGTGGTTCTGGAACAACAATAACAATTACAAAAAGTTCTCACGGTTACTCTGCGGGAAGTTTTGTAACTGTTGATTTTACGAGCGGAACAGGGGTTGATGGCGAATATCAAATACAATCTGTTACTGATGTAAACAATTTTGTTTTAACTTCTGCAACATCATTAAATACAAGTGGAAATTGTACTTTTGGGGCAGATTTCACAGCGTTTAATACGTTTGCAAATGGAACATTTATCGGGCGTGGTTTTAGATTCAAATGTGAAATGACATCAAACGACCCTGCGCAATCAATTGAAATAGATCAATTAGGGTTTAATGCAGAACTAGAAAGAAGAACAGAAAACCGCACAGCGGTTATTGCTTCAGGTACTTCACAAAAGGCGGTCACTTTTGAAAATTCGTTTTTCACAGGTAGTAGTGGAACAAGTGTTTCAGCGGGTTCAGCTTTGCCATCAATAGGAATTTCAATTGAAAACGCGCAGGCGGGAGATACTTTTTTATTGTCAAGTATTTCTGCAACAGGTTTTTCAATAGATATTAAGAACGGCTCAAGTCATGTTGATCGTAATTTTAGATATACGGCTGTAGGTTTTGGGCGCGGTTCTTAAAATTATGATAACCTTAAAGAAAAAATAGAGTCAAAATGGCAACGCATGATTATGTTATAGATAACTCGACAGGAGCTAATGTCAGGGCTGATATAAATAATGCTTTAGCTGCGATTGTAAGTAATAATTCAAGTTCATCACAGCCGACAACTCGATATGCCTATATGTGGTGGGCTGATACTACAACAGGCATTTTAAAAATAAGAAACTCAGCAAACGATGGTTGGGTAGAACTATTACAACTTGATGGAACTTTAACTCTTGAGGATGGGTCTGCAAGTACACCGGGTCTTGCATTTCGTGATGATTTAAATACTGGTATTTTTAGTTCTGCCGCTGATACTTTTAATGCTGCTACTGGTGGTGTTGAAAGAATGGAGCTTTCAAGCAATGGAACAATATTTAATGAAGATGGTGCAGATGTAGATTTTAGGATTGAAGGCGATACAGAGGCAAACTTATTTTATGTTGATGCAGGTAATGATCGAATTGGTATAAGCACATCGTCTCCACAATCACTTTTAGAAATAGATTCTAATGATGCAACTTTTGCTCTCAAACTTACTTGTAATGAAAATGTCAGTGGTTCATATAATGGTTTATCTATTGCTGGGAATGACGAAAACTCAGGTTCTTACCCTTTAGTTGTTGTAAGTAATTCAACTACTCACGAAACAGGTGGACACCCTGTTTTTTGTTGTAACTCTCGAAACGTAGGTATAGGCACATTATCACCAAATACTAATTTACATATACAGGGAAGTAATAGTGGTGGAGATTTAGAAGCTTTACGTCTGCATAACAACAATACGGCCTCTGGCACTAAAACTACACTAGCCTTTACAAACACCACTGATGCTTCAGTTGAACACGCAAAACTTACTGCAACCAGAGATAATTCAGGTAGATTAGATTTCTTTGTGGGTGCACAATCTCATGCTGTACTTTGTGTTGATGGATTTGGCAGTGGAGTTGTCGGAGTAAATACAGTTCAAGCCGCTGTAGCACTTGATGTTAATGGTCAAATTCGTACTAACAATGGTATTTTATTTGGAACTGACACAGCATCTGCAAATACGTTACATGACTATGAGGAAGGTGATTTCACATTTCACTTAAGAAGTGAAGGTGGTACTAACGCTAGTATGTCAGGAAGAGTTGGAAGATATGTAAAGATTGGACAAACAGTTCATATTATTGGAGGTGGTCAATATTCGGGCGACCCAGATAATAGATCAGCAAGTAATGCTATAGAATTTACCAACCTGCCGTTTACAAATGTCAGCACAGGTCTTGGTGGTGCAGGGTTGCCATTTCCTGTCCAAACTGTAAGCTTAAGTGATTCTGGAATGAGTAGTATGAATGGTTCAAAACCTTATACATTTGTTGGGAGACTAGATAACAACGCAACATCAGGAAGAATAATTGCTCTTAAAGGTGATGGTAATCATGACCCACAAAATGCGTCACTTGCTTGTGTAAATAATACACAGCTTTATGTTATGTTTACATATCAAACTACTGCTTAGACCGAGCTACGTCTATAAACTAAGCCTAAACCTGTTTTAATCGGAGATTAATCCTAATGGCACTTACTAAAGAAATTCTTTACGACAAAACTGAAATTGTCACTGAATATAAAATAGTTCAAGTAAGAAAAAGAATTGTTATTAAAGAAGATGGTGTACAAATTTCAGAAAAATATGAAAGATATTCTCTTGACTGCGGAACACTTAAAGGAGGTTTAAAAGCCGATGGAGTAACCCCTGCTGATGATGCACAAGATTTAGTTGATAACCCTTTAGACAAAGAGCCTGACGGCGTTACAGCTATACCTGATGAAGTAAAAGCATTGTGTAATCTTCTTTGGACAGATACAGTAAAAGCAGCTTGGAGAACAAAACTTATTGCACAGGACACTGAGTAATTATGACAAAATCACAAAAACGTATCGACCAATTAAAACTTGAAATGCAAGTTGCGGTTGATGAACATAACAAGGTTCAAGAAAAAATAAAAGAGCTTGTAGTAGCTCGAGATGCTTTAAAAATGAAAGCATTTGGTTGCGAAGAGAGAATAAAAGAATTACAAGGACTTGAAGAAGTTGAAACTACAAAAATAGAAGAAGTTAATTAACTTTATCTTGCATCTGCCTTGTCATGACCCCAAGGGTTAAATATAACGGCGCTAATGCACATAATCCGCAGAAGGTTATAATTGTGACAGGTACTAATGCTTTTGCAAAGGCTTCTCTCATGGCAAAAATTTCTCAGATATTATCTATTTTAAGTTTTATTATTAGCGCGTCAATGTTAGGCGGCGCATACTTTGGTTATAAATACGTTACTTCACCTCAACTAAAGAATCGTGTTATGAATGAAGTGTTGTTGAACGTCCAACAGATGATGCCAAAAATGCTTGATAAACAAATTCCAAAAACAACAGGAGAATCTATTCCTTTTTTAAATAAATAGTTGGAAATTAAGGAAATAAAAATTCCAGATATTTCGACAATAAATTTGAATTATTATATTCCTTCGGCAGATGTTTTAAATATAGCCCCGCCGACAATTGATATTATTGGATGTGTCAAAACACACAGAGATGCTTCTGTAAAAAATACACAGATAATAGAAGACGACCCAAATGGCGCTTTTTACAGTTGTCCAAATGGGAAAATGCCGTCTTATATTCCGATTCAATATAATCCTAGTCAGTTGCAGATTGTAGAAGAACAGGAAAAGCCAAAAGCTGAAACACCAAAACCGCCAAAAACAAAACCGCCAGAAATTCCAAAAGATAAGAAAAAAGATATTATAACCATTCCGCCTTGTCCTGACCCAAAACAACCGCTGCGCGTTGGCTCATATGCCAATTCTCAAAAGCTTGAAAAAGTTAAAAGCTTTGAATTAGTAAATGGAGAATGTATTATTAATTGGGAACCAGTTCCATTCCAAGAATCCTATATCCCGGAAGTATCAACAATAATTTCAACCGCCGTGATCGGATTTGTGGCGGCATCTTCGCCCATAATTTTGAACGCTATAAAGCCGATAATTAAAAAATTAATTACAAGAAAAAAGAAATCATCTTAAATCGTGTGTATGCGGGATTACTTGATTCGGTTTTTTGTCGATATAAATATCGGCGCATAAATTATAAAATTCAGAATTTTTTGCGATCAATATTCCCTGTTGTTTTAATTTTCCACATTCTTTAATCCTCGCGATAGCCCAATCAAGGCGCTTATTCTCAAGTACTTGTTGTTGTATTTTCACTTGAGTTGTTGCCGCTTCTGAGCATTGATTTTGAAATTTTCTATCAAGGGGAACTGTAAAATTTAAGCTAAAGCCTGTATTTACTGCAAAAGAATCTTTATTTGTTCCTGAATAAAATAATTCATCAAACAATACATCGCCGGGGTTATCTGGTACGCCGTCTTCATCGGCATCTGTCGGGTCATAATATGGGACAGAATAGTAATGGTCAAAAGGCTTGCGGTAGTTTGCCCCAAAAGTGACAAAGGGCGAGAATGTAAGGGTTGCGCCTTGGCAAACAATATTTCCGCCGTATTGGTTAGTTGTCATATTGCCCGTCAATGATTGTATAGCCATATTCGTAACGCTTCCGTTGTTTGATTGGCTGACAGCGTTTGCAAGCGCTTCTAGGGGCGTTAAAGCTATTGAGAGAATACAGACGTAGAAGTAACTACTGATTCGGATTCTATTTGCCTTGTAATGCTTGTTATGTTTGATATTCCGCCCGGCCCTCGATAAGACTCTGAATATTGAAAGGCTGCGCCGCTTGTTGGGTTTGTTAACGTAAATACTGGTTTGTTGCTTGTCGATAAATCTAACCCCGTATATGTATATTGTTGACCATTAACTGTTGCTGAAACATCTGTTGTATTTGGTGCAACCCCGCCATCTGTAGAAATTCCTGTTCCTGTAACTGAATATTCATAGGAATTGCCAAAATAATCTGTTGACACAATCGATTCTGATATAGAAGTAGTCGTATTTGTCGTTGAAGACATTGTACCGGTGGTAAAATTTGGGGTAACTGGCTGCCCATAACTAGGTAATCCACAAAATAAAAATATCAGTAATAATTTGCGCATTGCTCATTAATCGACAGAAAGTGTTGTTACATATTGACCTGTTATGGAAGAACCCGGATCACCGCCTGTTACTGAGATTACATGATTATCAATTGTTGCTGCGCCAGAACCAATTGCGCCTGCCGCAGTACTTGTCAAATCCGAGAAATTAGAAATAGCACCAGTAGTCGGTGCGCTATTTGGCACTAGATCACCTTCCAAATATGATTGAGTGAATTGGAAATTTTCGCCGGAAGTGCTTTGTGATGCTGTAATTGTCGTAAAAGCATTTACGCCGTTAGTGGCTGCGCCTAGCCCACCAACAACGCCCGCTGTTGTTCCATCTGTAGTTGTGACACCTGAACCAGAAACAGAATAAGAGTTTGCGACCCTATCAGCTGCGGTTGCTGCGGACATCACTTCAATTTGTACAGATGAAGTAATTGTTGACGTCATATCGGCAAACGCCGCAGATGGAAGCAAAAATAAAATAGGAAGTAATTTTTTCATTTGATACCTACTTTGGAGTCTTTATTGTCTACTATAAGCTTGTTTTTCTTCTTGTCGCCATTTTTTTTGATATTTAGCCCAAAATTTCCTAAAACTGTACTTAAAATTCCAGCCGCGAAGGTGGTATCAATTTGCCTTGGCGAGTTCCCATAGTATGAAAAGCTGATGACCGCCAAAGACCAAATCAACACAATAAATTGGATTCCAGTAGAAACCCAATTCATCCCATCTTTGGTTTCTTCTTCTTCCATAATTAAGGCTTTTTGCTAAAACTAGCAAATTTGTCTAGAGTTGAAAAGAATATATTACAAAAACATGATTCGATTTATCAAGCCAATACTGAAGTTCTTTGTCAAATCCAATGCGGTAAAATCTCTTGTCGTTGGATTGCTTGAGGACTATGCAGCATCCACGGAGACAGACATTGATAATGAGATTGTCGCATTGGTTAAGGAAAAGTTATGGCCTGTTACATAACTTTAAGATATGTTAAGGATAAGGCGTCAGGTGGTCGATGCCTTCTCTGCAAAAAAATGGGCTAACTAATTCCCCAAAAGTTAGCCTATTTTCAATATAAGGAGGTCAGCTTGCTATGGCTTGGGATGATTGGCTTACCATAACAGAAACG